GAACATAATGGCGAGCGACCTGGGGCAGGGCATCGAGAAGATCACGAAGGAGGTGTACCACGCATACCTCGCCACCCTGGAGAAGTGGCAATGCCGGAGGATCGCCCAGACGGAGGCGATGATCGGCATGGCCGAGGCGGCGAACGACGCGGCGAAGACGCTGTCCATCCCCTTCACGAAGGAGTGGTGCATCTCGGGGCTCGGGAACACCCGCGCCAGCCACGAGCTCATGGACGGGGTGACGGTGGACCAGGACGAGCCGTTCGTCCTTCCGGGGGGCATGCTCATGTACCCCCACGACACCTCCCTGGGGGCCGACGCCGGGGAGATCATCAACTGCGCCTGCGCCTGCATCCGCAGGCCGAAAAGGTAGCCCGTATCAAAAAGACCGAGAGGGCGGTGTATTGAATACGCCGCCAAAAATGATATTTTTGTGCGAAACCAACCCGGAACGCACGAAAAATGAAGCGCATCCCCATCCAATTCAAGGCAGGCCCCGGAGAGGGCCTGGAGACCAAGCAGGGCGACGCCCGCCTGGAGGTGAAAGCCGAGGGCGAGGGCGGCATCCTGCACATCAAGGCCTACGCCCTGGCCTTCGGCAACATCGACAGCTGGGGCGACATCATCATGCCGGGAGCCCTCGACGCCTTCCTCGCAAGCGACGAGGCCGACCGCATGGCGCTGTGCTACCAGCACGAGCGCCGGACGGTCATCGGCAAGATCACCGGCAAGGGCGTGGACGAGTACGGCATGTGGATCGAGGCGGACATCCTCCCGACCACGGCCGGCAACGACGCCGCCATCCTCCTGAAGTCCGGGGCCGTCAAGGAGTTCTCCATCGGCTACCGGGCGGACCGCTACCACTACGAGAAGCGCGAGGGCTACGAGTACGACATCCGCGTCCTGGACGCCATCACCGTGTACGAGGTGTCCCCCGTGACGACCGCGGCCAACCCCAAGGCCATCATCGTGAGCGCCAAGGCAGACCCGAACCATCACAACAATCCCAAACCCAATCAAACTATGACCCCTGAAGAGATCAAAGCGATGCGTGAGAGCATCGAGAAGGCGGCGACCGAGAAGGTGGCCGCCGAGCTGAAGGCCAAGATCGAGGAGATCCAGGCCAAGCAGAGCGAGATCGATGCCCAGGCCAAGAGCATCGAGAATCTCGACCAGACCGTCAACGACCAGCAGCAGACGATCGACGAGCTGAAGAAGCGCCTCCAGGCCGAGGAGGTCAAGACCTTCTTCAACGCGTTCAAGGCCGCCGTCGAGGAGCACAAGGAGGACATCGAGACCCTCATCAAGTCCGGCAACCAGAACGGCTCGATGAAGTTCGAGTTCGACTTCGAGCGCAAGACCGACTACGACGTGACCGTCGCCGGCGACATCACCCGCGTCGCATGGGGCGGCGCCCTGGACGACCGGATCTCCGGCCCGCGCGCCCTGGCCAACCCCTTCTACGAGGTGTTCAACAAGCAGAACGTGAACGCGCTGTTCATCCACTGGATCGAGGGCACGTACACCGACCAGACCGCCTACGTGGACGAGCTCGCGGCCCTGCCCGACGCCAACGCCGCCGCGGTGGAATCCACCCGCAAGATGGCGAAGTTCGGCGCCCACATCCTCCTGTCCAGCGAGGTCACCGACTTCTTCACCGCGCTCTATGACTGGGCCCGCAACAAGGCGCAGGAGAAGATGCGCGAGTTCGCGAACGCCGAGATCTACGGCGGCGCCGGCGCCGACACCAACAGCACCACCCAGAAGAAGATCTACGGCCTGAAGTCCCAGGCCACGGCCTTCTCCGGCGTGGGTACCTATCAGGACGCAACCATCGCCGACCTCGTGAAGGACGCGAAGATCCAGGCCGCCAAGTACGGCTACAACCTGAACGTCGCCTTCCTGAGCTGGGCCGACTACGCCACCCTGAACGGACTGAAGGACGCCAACGGCCGCTCCATCTGGGACGACCGCGAGGAGGTCACCATCCAGGGCGTGCGCATCATCCCGTCCGGCGTCGTCAGCTCCGGCGACATGCTCCTGGCCGACACCTCCGCCGTCAGCATCAAGGAGCGCCCGACCTACGAGCTCGAGATCGTCCGCAACGCCAAGCTCGACGGCTGGGACGTCTACCTCCGCAAGGGCCTCCAGGTCCTCGTGAAGACCGCCGACAAGAAGGGCCTCATCTTCATCGACGCGATCTCCACCGAGCTCGCGGCCATCACCGCTCCGGGCGCCCTCACCGGAATCGCGGAAGGCGTTGACAAGCTCGCCGGCGCTGTGAACGACAGCGACCAGCTCGAGACCCATCCGAACACCTGATAGGCTGAACGATGGCTCGTCTCGAAGTCATACATGTAGAGGACGGCTTCTGCCGGGGAATGCTGGAGGACTTGAAACAGTACGCCAGCATCCCCGACGACAGCCGTGACGCCATGCTCCAGCGCATCCTCCGCAACGCCGCCCTACGCGTCCAGGAATACGCCGACCGGCCCTTCCTGGAGACGCAGTGCCGCGTGACAGCGGATGTACCCATGGCGGGCGGCATCGTGCAGCTCTACATGGGCGGCGGCGACATCGACGAATGCGTGGACGCGGACGGCGAGTTCATGCGCTTCGACCCCCTCCCCGGCGGGAAGGTGCAGTGTTTCAGGCGGGGCGTCCCCGTCAGCATCACCTACACCACCAGGCCCACCGACGGAGACCGCGAGGCCCTGTACCACACCGTCCTGCGCTACGCGACCGCCGACTACGACGGCGCGGAGACCAAGGAGCTCAACCAGATCTTGACGGAGGCAAGGCAATGACTATGCGTTCACCCAGGGGCGCGAGGCGCTACAACGACCTCGTACAGCTCACCATGACGAAGGCCGTGCATGACGAGTTCGCGCACGCCTCGTTCGGCGAAACCGAGGTCGTCCTGGAGGTGTACGCGGAGGTCCGGCAGATGTCCTCCACCAAGACGATGCTCACCTTCCAGCAGGCCGACGTGGTGGGCGTGGACGTGGAGTTCCGCGTCCCGTCCGTCCAGTTCAACGGCATCCGCTGGAGGGGGCGCGAGATCCACTTCCCGACCCCGGAGATACTCGACAACCGGGGCCGGGTGGTGCGCGTCTCCGGCTGGTACCAGGTGGACGACCCCATCCAGGAGGACCCTCCGGCTCCCGTCACCGCGGAGGCCGGGGAATGAGCCAGGGGGGCTCCATAGAGCTCGAAGGGCTCGACAAGTTCCTGAAGGCCCTGGAGAAGGCGGACCGCAAGGTCGTGGACGCGGCCCTCGAAGGGCTGGAGGCGGGTGGCATGGAGATCATCGCGGACGCGCAGACGAACCTGCGGGACAACGAATCGGTAGTGACGGGCCTCCTGCGCCAGAGCGGAAAGGTGACGAGGAAGGGCGACGACATCACCGTCGGCTTCTTCGACACGACGAACAAGACCGGCTACGCGGAGTTCGTGGAATACGGGAGAAGATCGGGCAAGTTCCCACCTCTGGACGAGATGGCCGCCTGGGCCTACAAGAAGTTCCAGCTGAATGACTGGAAGATCGCGAGGAGCGCCGGCTTCCTCATAGCGAGGAAGATCGCCGAGAAAGGCTCCGAGCCTCACGCCTTCTTCAACCCTGCGGTGAAGAAGAACCACAGCAAGATTTTGAACGCCGTGCGGGACGCCGTGCGGAAAGCGACCAAGTAAAACGATGTCATTGTTCAGCAGACTGTTCGCCAGGACCCCTGCGAAGCACGAGAGCGCCTACCACCCCGTCTACGCGGCGGTGGTCGCCCGCCTCGAGCGCGAGGGCGTCCGCGTGGGTAAGGGCGCGGGCTATCCGCGCATCGAGGTCCACACCATCACCGAGGGCGAGCGCCTGGACAAGGAGGGCATGCTCCGGCAGTTCTCCCTGACCGTGGAGAGCATCGGAAACGCCTCCCTCTCGGCGACGGCCGACATGAACGAGAGGAACGTGGAGCTCCTGACCTCGGAGCTCACCATGCCGGAGGGCTGGAGGTGCGTGGGCGTGCTGCCCGACCAGCTCAAGGACCTCACGGAGAGCGCCGACAGCGCGAAGATCATCTACCGCCTGCTCCAGGGCTTCACAATCTACGTGGAGCGCGTGAAGGGCGACGCGTCCGCGCAGGAGCAGGAGGACGCACCCGGCACCGAATAACGAAAAACACAGCATGACATGGCAAGACTGGGAAACATAACGAAGTTCTACATCCGCACCGTGTACACGGATTCCCCGACGGAGCCGACCGTGACCGCGTACCACTACGGCTGGCTCGGCTGCGAGACGGCCAACAGCCTGAACCGCACCCAGGAGGCCGTGGAGTGCAGCGACAAGTCCGACACCTGGGCCCGTTTCATCCCGGGCAAGCTGGGCGGCACAGTCGAGGCGACGGCCTACGCCGACAACAGCGACGGCCGCCAGGCGGCGCTGCTGGACGGCCTGCACACGGGCCAGAAGGTATGGGTCCTCACGGGCGTCCGCGAGGCCTCCGCCGCCGTGGACGAGAGCGACGAGATCCAGGAGGGCGACCTCATGCAGGGCGTCATCACGGCGATCTCCGACACCAATGACTTCGGGGCCGTGGCGTCCCGCACCTTCTCCATGACCGTGGACGGGGAGATCGAGCACACCGACCCCGAGGACGAGGAGGAGGAAGAAGAATAAAGACAACCATTTAACCAACGACATATCATGGCACAACTCGGAAACGTAAACAAGTTCTACATCAAGATCAGCTCGTCCTGGACCTGGCTGACCGGGGAGCAGAACAACTCATTCAACCGCACCGCGGAGGCCATCGAGGTCTCCGACAAGAGCACCAAGTGGGCGCAGTTCATCGCCGGGAAGCTCGGCGCCACGGCGGAGGTCACCGTCTTCGCCGACAACAGCGACACCGCCCAGAAGAACGTCCTCTCCGCCTTCGCATCCGGCGACGAGGTGGACATCTTCATCGGCGAGCTCTCCACGAACAGCCCGTCCTCCGGCGACGTGGCGAAGGCCATCATCACCGCCGTCAGCGACACGAACGACTTCGGCGCCGTGTCCTCCAGGAGCATCAGCCTGACCGTCTCCGGGGCCGTGACGCACTACCCCGCAAGTTAGCCGCGCCATGATCCAGGTGCGCAAGACAGTGGAGATCGGCGAGGGGGTGAAGGTGGAGCTGCTTTTCACCCCCCGTCTGTCCATGTACCAGAAGACCGTCGCCCCCCTTCCCGAGCTGAAGGAGGACGCCGGGATGATGGCCGTATGGGAGCGCTACGCCGACCTCATGTACTTCGCGGCGCTCAACGCCTGGGAGCTGGACGGCCACGGCACCGCCGAGGAGTTCCCGCACACGCGTGGCGACTTCCACGGCTGGATGCAGGCCGACCCGAAGGGCTTCATGAAAGGCGTCGAATTCGCCGCCAGCGCGCTCACGGGGAAGACGGTGAAGGAGTTGGCAGACGAGGCGGCGAAACGCCGCGAAAACGGCCAGGAAACGCCGAATACGGGGAAAGGGGAGGCCGTAAAAAAAAAGAGCAGCTGGATCTCCCGGATTATGGGCCGATCGAGGCGTTCCTCGTAGGCCGGTGCGGCAAGACCGAGCGCGAGGCGGGGCTCACCTCCTTCCGTGAATACCAGCTTCTGGCGAAGGGGAAGGAGGACGAATGGAGGGAGAGGATGGAGGTCGCGCGGTGGGTCTGCTTCCACATCTACGCGCAGAACCCCTACATCAGGCCGCCCAGGGCGCAGACCCTGACCTCGTACTGCCGCTTCCCCTGGGAGCAGGTCACGAAGGAGGAGGCCGAGGAGGCCGCGAGGCGCTGCACCGTCACGGAGGAGGAGGCCGCGAAACTGAACGAGATATTTGCAAGCATTAACAACCGAGGAAGATGAAGATAGGCGATCTGTGGGTCAAGCTCGGACTGAAGAAGGACGAGTTCGACAAAGGGATGAAGGAGGCCGGGGAGCAGGTCTCCGGCGAGGGCGGCCTTCTCGGCAAGATAAAGGGCCTGAAGGTCGGCGCGCTCGCGGCGTGGGCCGCCATCGGCGCGGCCGCCGTCAAGATGGCCGACAGCTTCGCCCATACGTCCCAGCGCATCGGGGACGTATGGGACACCACGATGGCTGGC